AGCATCAGAGGCAACAGTAGCAACCGCAACAGGTGCAGCAAAAACGGCTGCAGTTGGTTTCCCACAAAACATTCCCCTTCTTATTGCATATGCAGTACAAGCCGCTGGTATCATTGCAGCAGTTGTATCTGCAACACGTGCTTCTAAGAGTGCGGCAAGAGGAGTTGGTGCTGGTGGTGGTCCAACTGTTGCAACTCCAAGAATACCAACAAGTGGTGGAGCTCCTACTACAAGAAGTAGTTCTGCAGTAGACCAAATAGATGTTGCTGAGGCATCATTTCAAAATCAAAACTCCATCAGAGCATATGTGGTGAATGGTGATGTGAGAAGTTCTCAAGAAGCAAATGCTAAGATACAAGCTCGTAGAACATTAGCGGGATAACCATTATACCAATTGGTATATAATAATATGTACACTATATAGGAATACTAAATGAAAATAATCAAATTAGAGATTGATGAGTTTGATATAGAGAGCGGAGTTGATAAGATTTCACTTGTTATGTCTCCAGCTATTGAAGAGAATTTCCATTATTTTAACTCACAACAAACTATTACTGATGAATATATCTTTGATAAATTACTTGAAGATGTTATCAGTACCAATTATATTGATGATTTACCAGAAGATAGACAAGATGCTATCTTGGAACAATTACTTTCGGTAGGAGAAAGCAGGGAAGAGTTAGAGGAACAAGGTTGGATAATAGAAGAAGCAGGGGAACAAGATTTCGCTATTAGTTCCAAACCTGACCTCTCTTCTCTTGAAGATTATGGCAAATTCAAAATCAGATACTCTTATCAAGGTCCTTTGGATTCTAAGAACAGAACCTTCTGTTCTAAAATGAGAAGAGCAAATCTTATCTTTCGTAAGGAAGATATAAACAAACTTACCATTCAAGGTGAGAACTCTGAGTTCGGTATCTATGATATCTTTACCTACAAAGGTTCTTACGGATGTAGACATTACTGGCAAGTTCTTAAAATGTTTAAGAATGAAGAAGGAATGGAAGTAACACAAACTGAAGAAAGTATCAATGAAGCAACTTCAGTAAATGCTAAACCAACCACAAACAGAAATCCTAATTCACCAACACTTACCGAATCTAATTTCTCTGAATTAAATAAAGAGAAACAAATGGTAGTTGGTCCTATTATGGTACCTGAAAAGTTGATATACAGATACGATATATACAATGGTGATTATTGGGTTTATTTCTCAAAGGATACTATTGAGAAGATTGCACACAAGTATCTAATCAACAACTACCAATCAAGTGTAAACATTGAACATTCAGAAGATGATGATGTGGAAGATGTAACATTGGTAGAAAGTTGGATAGTAGAAGATTCACAGAAAGATAAATCATATGCAATGATGGGTAAAGAATATCCAAAAGGTACATGGTTTGGAACTATGAAAATAAACAACAAGAAAGTTTGGGATGAATATATCAAAGAAGGAAAAGTTATGGGATGGTCCGTAGAAGGTTTCTTTGCTGATAAAATGATTAACCAATCAAAACAAACTTTCTATTACAGAACAACCGAAGGTGGAACTGAAATCGTAATTGATGAAAACTCCTTGGTCGTATTTATATTAAAAGATGGAGAAAGAGCAGTAACATTGCCTGATGGAGAATACAAGTTGACTAATGGAGAGACATTGGTAGTTGAGGACTCAAAGGCTAAAGGTAATTTCTAAATCAAAACAATCAAAACTTAACAAGGAACAAATTATGAACAAAGAACTAAAAGATTTAGTGAAAAAACACTTCAATTTAGTTGATGCTCCTAAAGTTGAAGAAACCGTTACTGAAGAAACGTTTGTAGAAGAAACAATCGTAGATGTAGTGGAGGAAATCAAAATGGGCGAAATCAAAACTGCAGATGGTAGTATTGACCTGAAATACACAGGTGAAGAACTTGCTATCGGTAGTGAGATTGCAGTGGTGACTGAGGATGGTGACATTCCAGCACCTGATGGTTACCACGATTTAGAAGGTGGTATTACTATCAAAGTGGAGGGAGGTGTAATAACCGAAATCGCAGATACTGCAACTGAAGAAGCAGAAGAGAAATTGGAAGATGAGGAAGAAATCATCGAAGAAATCATCGAAGAAACTTTTGACATGCATGAAGAACTAATTAAAGCGTTATCAGCAGAGTTTAAAACTCAAATTGATGCACTTAAATTAGAATTCAACAAACAAATCGAAGAAGTTAAAGGTAAAGTAGAAACATTCTCTGCAGAACCAGCAACTGAAAAAACAATCACAACAAACAAATTCTCTAAGAAAACAGACTTATCTTACGAACCAACAGATGCTAAAAAGAAAGCACAATTCGAAAGATTAGTTAAACTTAGAAACAAAAACTAAAAAAGGAATAATATTATGTCAGGATTTAACGTAGCGGCATTAGACGCTTTTAACAATGAACTAGCAGGCGAAATGTTAGTAAAATCTGTAATGGCCGGTTCAACAACCGAGTTCGTAACAGTAAAAGAAGGAATTAAATATAAAGAACCAATCAACTTACAAGAGATTGATTTAGTAATACAAGATGGTAACTCTTGTGTATCTACTCCATCTGGTTCAGTAACTTATACTCAAAGAGATATCACAGTATGTACTCGTACATCTTATGATGGTCTTTGTTTAAAAGATTTAGACCAAAAGTATATTGGGTTATTAGGACCACAAGGTTCTTACCCTGAAACTTATGCTTTCATGGAAGAGTACGCTTCTCAATTGGTTGCTAACTTCCAAAAGAAGAATGACCAATTTATCTGGACTGCAACAACTGCAGGTGGAGATTGTTCAGTAGGATTAAATACTTTATTAGCTTCAGGTTCTTCTGATGTAACATTTGTTTCATCTTCAGTACCAACATCTGCTAACATCGTAGACCAAGTAGATGCTCAATTAGAAGCATTGAACCAAGATGTACAAGATAGAGATGATTTAACAACATTCATGAGTGTTGCTAACTTCAGAAAATACATCGTAGGATTGAGAAAAGAAAATAACTTCCACTTTGACCCTGCAGCAGTAGAGAACAGAGGTTCGTTATTATCTATGAAACACCCATTTGCTAACCTTACAATCGTAGGTACAGTAGGATTACAAGGTTCTGATAGAATCGTAACTGGTCCTGCAAGACAAATCGTTGTTGGTACGGATTTAGTATCTGATTTGGATAACTTCCAAATGTGGTATGACATCAATGGTGACCAATTGAAACACAGAATTGTAACTAAATTAGGTGTACAAGTAGCTTATCCTGAATTCTGGGTAACTAACAACTTATAATAACTGATATAAATTTAAAGAAAGGATAAAAATTATGGCATGTGATATTACAGCAGGATTTTCTCTAGGATGTAGAGATAACGCAGGTGGAATCAAAGCATTGTATATCCTCTCTGGCTCCGTAACTACTATAACTGAAGTCTCTGGTGAGATTACAGATATATCTGGTGATGGTGTATTTTATCAGTTTGATTTAACAAGAGGAACATCTGATTTCACAGAGACCATTAATGGTTCAACTGAAAACGGAACAGTATTCTACGAATCAACAGTAAATGCTGTTTTCTTAAAGATGCAGTCAGCATTACGTAACCAAATGAAAGTATTAGCTCAGAACCCAGATTTAAAATTAGTTGTAGAAACTAATAACGCTGGTGTTGATGGAGATAAATTCTTTTACGTAGGTGAAGTATATGGTGCTCAACTTAATGGAGGACAAGGTCAGACTGGAACAGCCATTGGCGATGCTAATGGATACACCCTAACATTTACGGCACAAGAGCCAAACCCAGCAATTCCGGTTGCAGGAGATACTCTTGGTGATGTATTAACAGGGATTACAATTTCACAATAATTGTTTAATGAGTGAGGGGGGTGTAACAACCCCCCAAACTTATTTTAAGGAGACATATGATTACTTTAAAGGAAAACCAACTCAATACTATAACCTTCCAAAAAGAAACTGATACACCCCTCGTAACAAGTTCTTTAGAATCTGGATATGTTTATAATATTATTACTTACCCTACCTTACAGAACAATACCGATTTAGCAGGTATCACCTACACATCAAATGTAGACCCAACTAACCCACGTTGGATAACTTTAAAAACAATCATAACTGGTTCAAGTGAATACACTCTAAATGAATTAGGAGGTACTGGTGGTACAACTTATAATTTAGAAATATGGTATGGACCAACGGGTTCTGCATCAACCGTATGGTCGCAAACCCAAACTACATGGAGTGAAACTACCCAATTATGGAATCAATCAGTTAATTATAATGTGATAATAGCAAACTCTACATTAGTTTACTCTGATAGAATATTCGTTTCAGGTTCAGTTCAACCAAACGAGAAAAAATATATATCATCAAACGAAGATGCAACTTACATCGTATATACAGGATAAAAAATGGAAAAAAAATTAAACAAACATAAAATGATGATTATTCCTAAGTATGGGAATGAGTTTTATGCAGATGCAATGACCTTTGAGGATGATAAAGGTAAGATTGTTTACTACGGAACGAGGAATGATTTTCCAACTTATATAATTGAGTTGTATAATAAATCATCTATTCACGGAACTGCAATCAACGCAATCAAAGACGGTATCGTTGGTGATGGTTTAACTACTGAAGATGAATCAGTATTAGATATTGCCAATAGAGATGGTGAATCTTGGAATGATATCTTCAAGAAAGTAGCATTGGATAGAACCCTTTTCGGTGGATTTGCAATGGAAATTATTTGGTCTAACGATAGAACTAAAATCACCGATGTTTATCATATTGATTTTTCTTACCTACGTTCTCATAGAATGAATGAGAGAGGTATTGTACCTGGATACTTTGTATCAAGTGAATTCCAAAACAAAGGTAGATTAAGAGTAAAAGATGAAGAAGTAACTTACATACCACGTTTCAGTAAGGTAGATAGAAGTTCTCCTTCACAGATTTACTACTTTAACCCTTACAGACCTGGAATGAAATACTATCCATTACCTGATTACACAGCAGGTTTAAACATCATCGCATTAGATGCTGAGATAGATAACTTCCACAAGAATAACATACAGAATGGTCTTGCACCATCACTTTCTATTACTACATTTACAGATGCAGATAATGAAGAGAGAGAAGCAATTGAAAGACAATTAAGACAATCTTACGGTGGTTCTAATAACGCAGGTTCATTGATTTATATGGATGTTGCTAATAAAGATGAAGCACCAATTATTACTCCAATCCCACAGAACGGAGCAGATGGATACTATACTACTGTAAATGATATGGTATCACAAAAGATTTTAACATCACACAGAATTACATCACCAATGTTAGTAGGAATTAAAACTGAAGGACAATTGGGAGGAAGAACAGAAATGTTAGAAGCACAAGCATTATTCCAAGAGAATGTAATTAAACCAAAACAATCAGATATCATTTCTGTATTTGAAGAAATATTCTATTGTAATGGATATGATAAACCAATTGGAGTAGAAACTACAAGAATGTTTGAGGATGGTGAAGAAACTGATGTAGTAACTTCTATTGATGCAGATGCAGGTGATGATAGTGTTTTAGAAAGAGATATAAAGAAAAAGGAAATCACACCTGATTTGAACATTAACGAAAACAAAGGGATAGTATAATGCAGAACACATTACTCATATCAGAAGCAAAACTAAAAAGATTTACAGATATCAATAATGCATTAGATGTGGATTTGATTTCGTCTGTAATCAGAGAAGCACAGATAGTTCATATCACTCGTTTACTTGGTAGTAAATTATATGATAGAATTATTAGTGATGTAGATAACAATACACTAAGTGGTAACTATAAATCATTAGTAGATGATTACATTCAAGATTCACTACTATATTGGGCATACTACGAAAGTTTAGAAACTATCTACCTAAGACCAAGAAACGCTGGTTTAGTTGTACCACAAGGTGGAGAGAACAATGCAGCATCAGATATAGCATTATATGATAAGAAGAGACAATCTGTTAAGAATAAAGCAGAATACTTTTCTGAAAGATTAGTAGATTATTTATGTTTCAATACAACTATATTTCCAGAATACAATCAGAATGTTAATGATGATATATTCCCAGATACAGATACACAATTTAAATCACCAATCGTATTTAGAAATGAAGTTCCAGGTATTGCAAAAGAAATGGGATTAAAAATAACTAACTCAAGATACAATTATTTACCACAATAAGAGGACATAGAACATGGCAAATTACAATTTAACAAATCAAACAATCAGTAGTTCATTCCAACAACTACTACAAAAAGATACCGATACTGGTAATTTAGTAGATGGAGTTGGTAATGTAGTAGATGAACTTATAGTAACTTCATCATATGCAGTAACTTCATCATATTCTACTAATTCATTATCTGCATCTATTGCAAACTCAGCAACAACTGCTTTAATTGCAACCTCTGCTTCACATGCTGAAGTAGCAGATGAAGTACCTTTTAGTGGAGTAAGTGATAAACCAACACTTGTATCAGCCTCATCACAAATAGTATTAGAAGATACAACCTATACCGATAATGGTGATAAATCATTCTTACAAACTGATGGAGCAGGAAACTTATCCTTTCAGTATGTAGAAACAGTATATGAAACCATTCGTAACATGAGTGGAGGACTATTAGATAAAGGAACACCAGTTTACATCTCAGGTTCAACTGGTGATAATGGAAATGCTTATGTAGCAGATGCAAGTAATCCTTTAACTATGCCAGCAACTTATATCGTTGGTGAAGATTTAACTGAAGGCCAAACTGGTCTTGGTATTGTAAATGGTAAGATAGAGGGTGTTGATACAACAGGTTATCCTGGTGGAACAATTATATATGTTGGTGAAGGTGGAGGATGGAGTGATACAAGACCAAGTGGTTCTAACTCTGTGGTTCAACTATTAGGAGTAGTTCAGAAAGAAGGAGTAGGAGGACAAGGTATTGTAATCAACCAATTAGATGCTATCTTACCGAACATCCAAACAGGATATGCATGGGTAGGAGATGCAAACAATCAACCTCAACCAATAGCAACATCATCATTTGGGGGTGGAACAATAGATACAGGTTCATTTGCAACTACTGGTTCTAATACTTTTGTAGGAACTCAAACTATTGCAAACGATAGCAAAATAGAAATGAACCTTGGAACAAGTATAAACTTTTATGAAGATGGTATAGGACCTCAACCGTCTGCATTAAGATTCCATTCAGGTTCTGATGAAACTGCAAATAAATGGATTAACTTTCAACCAGAACCAGGTGGAAGTGGAAGATTAGCAATTGCATCTTTTCCAGAAAACAATCATTTCTTGTTCTTTGACCCAAAAGATAGTGGAATTGGTAATCACAGATTATATATTGAATCAACCATTGAAGGTGGTAGACAAGGTGATAGTCCAATATCAATAGGTGCAAGTGGATTAGAAGTATCTGGTTCAACACTAACAACTGGTAATACAACAATAGAAGGTAATACATCAATAGAAGGAACTAATGTTGGTCCTGCAAATCCTTTATCAGTAGAAGATGGAACAGGAACACCGATACTACAAGTAAACAATGCAACTCTAAGAGGATTTACAAATGCTGATGTATTGATAAATGGAACTTTACTAAATGATGGAGTTCTAAGGGTTCAGAGTGCAGAAGGATATGGTGGTGGAGTTCTTGCAACCAATTCAGTTGCAGCAGGTAATATTTCAATGAATCTTGGTGGTGATGCAGGATATTCACAAGCATTACTTAGTTCATTTGGTGCTAACCAAATGGTATTCGATTCTGATAGTAATATGGTATTCCTAACTGCTAATTCAAATGGTGGTAAGAGTGCTGGTAATATAACCTTTGATGCAACTGCTTCAATCAACTTGAATGTGAATCAAGATAATAAGATATATGCTAATGGTAATATGGAAGTATCGGGTTCTAACAATGGACCAGGTTCTACTTTACAAGTAGAAAATGGAACTGGAACTCCAATCTTATCAGTTCAGAATGCATTCTTAAAAGGATTTACTGGAGTTGATGTAATAGTAAATGGTAATACCTTTTTAGATGGAACTGTGGCAATAGATGATGCTACTGCAATAAATGGTAATTTAGAAAATACAGGTTCATTTACAAATGGTGGTGATACTTTGATAGTAGGAACAAATGCATCACCTAAACAAACCTTTATTGCTGAAGATGGTACTGGAACTAATAGAGTAGAAGTAAACAATGCTACTCTTGCTGGTTTAACTTCGGTAGATATAAACTTAAATGGTAAAACACAGATAACTGATACTCTAACTTTACAAGGGGATGAGGTAATTAACGGTACTAATGCAGCACCAGGTCAAACTTTTATTGCTAAAGATGGTAACTCTACCAATAGATTAGAAGTAAATAACGCTACTTTAGCAGGTTTAACTTCAGTAGATGTAAATATAAATGGTAAGACCCAAATTACAAATACCCTAACTCTACAAGGAGATGGTATAGTAAATGGAACTAATACTGCACCAGGTTCTACTTTTGTAATTAAAGATGGTAATAGTGTAAATAAAGTAGAAGTAAACAATGCAACTCTTGGTGGATTGACTGGAGTAGATGTAAACCTTAACGGAACAGTTCAGATTACAGAAACTCTCAAAATGATTCCACAGAACCCATTACCAAGTGGAGTAGTTGGAGAACTTGCAGTATCAGGTTCGAACTTATACTTCTACAATGGAGCATGGACACAAGTAGTATAATATAAACTACAATAAAACAAACCCTCATAAAAAATTATGGGGGTTTTTTACGTTAAATCAAACTTTGTTATACTTATACTTAAACGAAAGGTAAAAAATGATAACAGAGTATATAAACCTACACTATACTGAAATCTTAAATAAATTTAAGGCAATAACAAGAAATCATCAAGATACACAAGACTTATTACAAGATTGTATCTTAAACTTCTTAGAAAAAGGTAATGATTATACTAACCAGGTATTACAAGATGGTAAAGTACAACACTACCTTATTAGGATGGGACACATTCAATTTAATTCATCTACCTCACCATTCTATACTCAATACAAGAAAACTTCTTTTAAAACAACGGAAATCAACGAAGAGTTGGTAGAAGAAGTAGAAGATGTAAAAGAAATACATGAGGATACAGAGAAGTTAGCAAAAGATGTAAAATTATATATTGGTAATCTACCTGTATATAACAGAACCATTGCAGAGAAACATCTGATAGATAATAAATCACAGAGAGAGATGAGTAAGTTCTATAACATCAATAGGATACACATTGCCAAAGATTTAGATACAATTAAAAAAAATATAAGAATAACCTTTAACAGAAACGATTATGGAACTTATTAATGGAATACTTCCCTCTATTGGGGCATTAACTCTTGGGTATGGGGTTTATAGAATATTAAAGTATATAGTATCCAAAATTAAATTAAATCCTCTTAGAACGTATATTCGTAAAGAGGTACTAAATTATTTAAATGAACTAAAAGAAAATTAAAATGACAAAAGAAATTGAGGGATATGAAAAATATTCTATTACAGAACAAGGAGATGTTTACTCACTAAAGTGGTCAAAGAAACGAAAACTAAAACCACAGAGAGCATCACAATCTAAGAAGGGTTATGTACAAGTAAGATTGTACGATGGTAGTGGTAAGTTAGGTAAATTACAATATGTTCACAGATTAGTTTGGCAGAACTTTGTAGGAGAAATACCTGAAGGTTTAGAGATTGACCACATTGATGGTAATCCTCGTAATAATAATATAAATAATTTACAACTACTTTCTCGTAGAGATAATACAGACAAGTATAATAGAAAAATTAGAAAGTATCTATTAAGAGATTACAGAGATGAACTCATAGAAGATTATGAAGAACTCGGAACATTTAAGAAAGTTGCTAAGAAGTGGGGAGTATCTATCACAGCAGTAAGTAGAGTTATTCGTAATAGAGTTCATACTTTACTAGCCAATGGAAAGTATGGTACAAGAACATATGATAATAATATAAATGATAAATGGTCATTATGAAAACAGGATGTAAGATACTCTTAGGAGATAGATTAGAATGGTTAATAGATAAGATAACATTCGGTAGAGGAAGTTATTGGTCTTATATCATAGCAGTAGAATGGTTAGGATTTAAGAGTTGCGGATGTGAGCAACGTAGAATTTGGTTAAATAAATTAACATGCAAAAGTTATAAAGATGAGTAAATTAACAATAGAACAAGAGGTAAAGATATTATTCTATATAGAAAACTTTCAAGGTAAGAATAGTAGACATATGGATAGGAAACTAATGTATGAAATCTTCAACTACTTTAATCCAAGAGAAGGTAGAGGAGAACACGTTTGTACATGTTTAGATAAGGATACCTATAACAAGGTGAACAATATGATTAGTAGTCACACCTTTTCAGATGAGATAAGATTCACAGAAAGGTTCCATGCTTTATTACCACATCTTGCATTAGTACAACGGGCAGAAGTATTGGAGGATGATGATAATGTTGGTGAATTGGATATGAGTATGTTCTTAAAGAAAGAAGAACCTAAGGCAAAATCAGTACCTGTTAAACCTCGTAAGAAGAGAGTAACTAAGAAGAAAGGATAACCCATGGCATATTCTAAAAAGAAATTAGAAGAACTTGCTCTTAAGGCAATCAAGAAAGAAAAACTAACTTGGCATGATGAGGTAGTAGCATTCTTACCATGTTCTCGTGCAACTTATTATAATAAAAATTTAGATAAATTAGACACTATAAAAGATGCAATCAATCACAATAAAGTTGAGATGAAAGCACAGATGAAACACAAATGGTTTAATTCAGAGAATGCTACATTACAGATTGCACTGATGAAGATGATTAGTAACGATGAGGAATACGATAAACTAAATACATCTAAACAACAAGTACAATCAGAAACCACAGGTAGTATTAACTTTGATTTTAATTAATGACCTACAAAGGATTTAAACCTTATGATTTTCAAAAGGGGATAATAAATGATATATTAGATAAGGAGGATATGTTCTACACATTAACTTGTGGCAGACAGATAGGTAAGACCTTACTCCTTATCAATATGTTATTATACTATTCTATCAACAAACCCAAGAGTATCTCTCTATGGGTTTCTCCGTATTATAGTATGGCAGTAAAGGTTCTCTCACAGATTATAGATGCCATCGAAGGAACGGGTATAGTAAAGGAAGCTAACAAGAGTGAAAAGATTATTACCTTAATCAATGGTAGTAGGATATACTTTCGTTCAGCAGAGAAACCAGAAACCATTAGAGGTCTATCTGTAAAGTATTGTTTTATAGATGAGGCACAGGATGTAGATGATGATGCATTTAATAAGTCTATACTACCAACACTTACTGCAGTAGGAGATAAGTGTTTGATTGCAGGAACTCCTAAAACTAAGAACTGGTTCTATACTTACTTCCAAAGGGGAGGACAACCTAACTATAATTCTTATACAGCACCTTCTTCTATCTCACCTTTTGTATCACAAGAATTTTTAGAAGAACAAAAACAATCCCTACCACCTGCTATCTTTAACCAAGAATTTATGGCAGAGTGGCAAGAAGGAGATGGTGAAGTCTTTACTAATATAGATGGAGTGTGTATCTTAGACCAATGGGTATCAACCAATGATAGAACCTATGCAGGTCTTGATGTTGCAACCAAAGGAGATTACGCTGTATTAACGATAATGGATAGAAATGGTAGAGTTGTATGGATGTGGAGAGAAAGAGGCTTAGAATACACCGAAATCGTTGATAAGGTTAGTTTCTTTTGCAAGAAGTATAACAGTAAATTATATGTAGAGGCAAATGGTATTGGTGACCCTGTCTATGAGATGATTAGAAAGAAGCATAAGAATACTGAATCCTTTATAACATCCAATCAGAGTAAAGAGAATATTATTAGAAGATTGATTTCAGATATAGCAGATGGTTCATTAGAATTACCTTCACCTAATTTATTCAATCCCTTATATAAAGAATTACAAATGTTTCAGTATCGTTATCTACCAAGTGGTAAGGTTCAGTATGCTGCAATGAGTGGAGCACATGATGATACCGTGATGTCTCTTGCAATATGCAACTGGAATAGAATACAGAACCCTTCCCAAAAGAAAATCTACATCGGGTCTGTAAATTAATTTTAACAAAACTTTAACATAATTTTAACATTTTAAGTTTGGTAGAACCGAATTATTGTCGTATATTTGTTAAAGAAGGTTGAGAGATACTTAACCAACAATTAAAAATTAAAATATAAAATTATGGCAAATTTGCAAAACATTAAAAAGAAAATTATTAGAAAAACAAATATGGCTTATTTACAAGAAGCAATGCATCATAAAATAAATGGTGATGATGATAAGGCCCTTGTTTGTTTAGAACTGGCTTCTATGCATAGTGGAGTGATGAATAAAAATAGATATATTAAAAATTATCTAAATCCAAAAACAGAATGGACTAAACGTGCACTATTAGATGGATATATTCCAGGACATATGTTTCCAGCAAAATTAAGAATGAATTTTATGCAATGGTTGGGAGTTGATATAGACACTTATAATTTGACTGATGAAGAAAAAACTTTAATAAATAACTTATAAAAACTTTAACAAAACTTTAACATTTCAAGTTTGGAGATACCAAAAATTATTCGTATCTTTACAAGGTAAGATTGATATTAAAACTATAAACACTATTAAAATTTAAAACTATGAGTTACAACAGAGGTAAAAAACAAAACAAGACAAACAACAAAAATATTACACCACCTTGGTTTAATGGTGACATTTACAAAAAAGGTAATACGGTTACCAATCCTTGGACTAATCAAAGTATTCATTTAAACAACATTGAATTATCTATCTATGATTTTATCATGGGTGCTGAGATGATGGGATTTGGTTCTTTAGACAAAGTATCAATGGGTAAATCTTGGTTTAGAAGAACTAACTTTAAGGCATATATGACCTTATTAGATTAAAACTTTAACAAAATTTTAACATTTCAGATTTGGAGATACGGATTAATTTCCGTATCTTTACAAGGTAAGATTGATATTAAAACTATAAACACTATTAAAATTTAAAACCATGACAAAAGTAGAATTACAAAACAAAAAACAACAATTACTAAAAGAAGTAAATCAAAAGTATCCAGCTGTATTTAACAATTATGGTGATACTATGATTAAAGTAGTAGAACACAAAGGTGTAAAGTATGAGTTAGATTATATGTTTGATACATACGAACTAATTAGTATTTACAAACATGGTGACACTTATTCTAAACAACTTCGTAGAGGTCAAAAAGATTACACTTACAAAGAACTAACAAGTATTATTTCATCTCTCAAATCTATTCTTAAAGGCACAGAGATACAAGATGGTCCTATTCTACAAGTTGTAGAGAATGACAAAACTATTCCTTACTATTCAGCCACTATTAGATTTGAGTGTGAGATTGATGCTCAAAGTATCTTTGGGGTATTCTCAAAACTTAATAACTGGTCATTACGAAAGAGTGATGGTGGTTATGTTGTTTTAATTGATGAATATAAAGGTAGTAGAACAGTTATGGGTAATCCAACTGCAAAACTTACTATTAGTAGTGAGTATGATATAAATGATATAAAAGCCATACTACTTAACTTTGATGAAGAATTACCTGATTGTCATGTTGCAATCCAATCTTTAGATTACTCACAATTTGATGGTATGAGAGATAGAAGTTCTCATTATCCAACTGATGGTTTGGTAGAACTATGGTCAAACAAATTAGGCAATCTTAAAAAAGTTGCATAAATAATACAAACTGTGCCAACTTTTGTTCCCTCATCGTTAATTCGGTGGGGGTTTTTTTCGTTTATACCAACTCTTAATAAAAAATATAATATGGTATAAGATAATATTATGAGTAAAGAATTAAAGATAGAAATACCAGAAACTCTAACAGTAGGTCATTACCAAAAGTTTGGAACCCTTGACCACTTAACTCAAACTAAAAGAATAGTTAGGATTGTTTCTGCTGTATCTAACATAGATGAGAGTGAAGTAGAGAACTGGTCCTTAACATCAGTATTCCAAATCTATAAAGACCTCAACAAAAGATTAGAAGATTTACAATCTATCTTCTTACCAATCTTTGAGTGGAAAGGCACTACTTATGGATTCCAACCTATACACAAAATGAGTGTGGGTGAGTTCATTGATATGGAAAGTAGATTACAGAATGGTGTTGATTCTATGCACGAACTACTTGCTATCTTATACAGACCAATTAAATCAAATAAGTTTGATGGGTTAGAATGGAAGATAAAAAGTAATGTGAAGTATGCCTTAGGTAAAGCAGAATCATTGTTTAAATACTACGAATTAGAAGATTACGATGTAGAGAAACGAGAGTGGAGAGCAGAACTCTTTAAGGAGTTTCCGTTACCAATGGGATTGGGTGCATATAATTTTTTTTGTTCGTAGGGATGGAACTCTCAAAAGATTTCCAAACCTCTTTCCAGAAGTCAGTCAAGAATCTGACGAAGAAGGAGAGGAAGGAACTCTCTCAGTTGCTGAACACTATGGATGGTTCTCAACCTTACATCACTTGGCTCAAGAAGGAGGCATCCTTAGATTAACTGGTGATAAAACTGTAACTGATGTTAATTTAATTACAGTTCTGAATTGGTTAAGTTTAGAAGAAGAGGTTAACAAAGAAAAAGAAATGAACGAAAGAAAACGATTACAACAAATGAGTTGGAGAAAATAATATGATAAACTTTCAAGAGATAGTAAATTTATTTGAGTTGGCAGTAACCCAAAACCAATATTACAAAGGTTTCGGTTTCGGTTCAATTGATAATTTAGATGCAGTAGTAAATAGGGGATATCCTCTCCTTTTTATGAGACCATTATCATCACAAGGTCTTTCTGGACAAGATGGTAGGGTTAGAACTCTTACATTTGAATTATATTCATTAGATGTTCCAAAGATATCAGACCACGATAGAAGAGTATCCTTATCAAATACTGAACAAGGTATATATGATGTATATGGATTTATTTTAGATGGTCCTGCTCAGTATGAGTTTGATATGAGTTTTACTAACATTGTTCCACTAATAGAAGCCTTCGGAGATAAGGCAAGTGGATGGGTTGCAACTATTAATTTAGAATCAACAGCAAGTGGAATATCTTACTGTAATATACCAACATAATGGATATGGATAATAAAATCTCGTTTATAGGTGGATTTATTTTCACTTCTTTGATGACAGTAAGTTTGAATGATATATTAATGACATCGGTGCTAGGTTTAATAGGGGGGTTCTTTGGTCTTGCGGGTAAAGAACTCTTCTACCAATTAAGGAAACTATGGAGGAAGTAAACAAAGTTTTAAAGAATACTGCACGAGTTTTAGAAGAAGCATTAGTAGATGGTATTCTTCAAGAACGTTTACTGAAAACAGGTGAACTTGCTCGTTCGGTTAAAGTAAACTTTGATGAAAGAACTAATGAGTTCAGTATTCGTATGGATGATTATGGATACTACCAAGATAGTGGAGTTAGTGGAACGAAAGTTAAACAACCTTCAAACCCTGAATCATTATATGACCCAGGTCAGTTTCGTTCAAAAGTAATTGGAGGTCCATTACCTTTTCCTGTAAGAAAAACAATTGCAGAAAAAGGATTTAGACCAAGACCATTTATCACAACAGCAGTAGAAAGAACCTTGGGTTCTCTACAAGATGAATTATCAGATGCTGGGTTGATAGATATAGATAAAGATATAATAGATATATTTAAGAAAAACGGAGCAAAAGTATAATGGCGATTAATATAAGTTTTGAACCCACCAAGTATAATGTAGCAAATGCACCCATATTGTATAATGTTACCTCATCTTTATATAACCAACCACAATATCAGTATGTGTGTGATTTAAAGAATGGGAGTGGTGAATTGTTAACACGAATAAAACAATACCCTAATCCAAATAGTACTGCTACCTTTGATGTAGCACGTATTGTGAATGATTATTTAGAATGGTCATATGATTACTTTACTATAAGTGGCTCATTTGGTTTAGATAAAACTGATGAGTATAAAGATTTCGAAGTTCTTTTCGGTGAGGAATATGGAACTTCACTAACATCAAATGTAACTCTTTATGATGGAAACGATGTAGCAGGTGACCCATCTATTACAGGTTCTAACTCACCTATAAGTGTCTGGCAAGGAACCGTAGATGTAAACAATGGTGTAGGATGGAATTGGGGAGATGTCTACCCTACATCCTCTGTAACAACTTTAACGAACTATCCTAACTCAGGTCTTTATTCTGAAAGAAAAGATGATAACAGAAATGTTACTATGACTGATTATGGAATCATGGGAATCTATGACCCATCTGATATTGCTCCACCATATACCTACAAACTATATAATAGTAGTAACACCTTGATAACATCTTCTGTATTAGATTTAAGTGATTCAGGTTCAGTTTTAAATTATATACCAACTGGTCCGAAAAACTTATTAAGTATGGGATTCACTCAAGGAGATTTGGATGATACAGTTCGATATGAAATTGAGTATGATACTGATAAGATTGCAAAATATAATTTAGTAGAAGATTGTAATTACGAAAGAGTTAATTTCTTATTTATAAATTCATTTGGAGTTTGGGACCATTATGGTATAAACCTACCGGTTAGAAAAACTACTGATTTAAAAAGAAAAGAAATTACCAAACCATTCATTCAATGGTCTGATACAACTCCTACTTACAATCAGATGAATAGAGGTACAGATTATTACAGAAGTATGACGATGGATAAGTATGTAATCTCTACTCAATTTTTAACTGATGATACTGCATACTTTGTGAAGGATTTGATAGAATCACCAAACGTGTTTATACAGATTAACAATACAAAATTGAAATACGGATTCTCTAATGGAAATGTTGAGTTTGTTCCAATTAATATAACTAACTCATCATATGTTTGGAAAACTAATCCTAAGAACCAAAGAGTATTCCAATACGATATAGAATATAAGTTCTCTAACCAAAGATATAGTATATAATGAACGGATTAATAGTAAGAGTTTTATTTGAAGGAAAGACCTACGATTTAGATGTTGCTGATAATATTCCATTGAGAATAAACATGTCAGCAGTAGAGAACACATCAATAGGTGAATTTTATGGTATAGGTTCTCAAACTTTTACTTTACCCGGCACTAAAAGAAACAATAGGTTCTTTAATCACGCATATCAAATCGGTGTGAGTGATATACCAGGTTTTTACAATACAGTAGATGCATATATCATTAGAGATGGAGAAACTCTCTTACAAGGACAATTACAACTTATAGAAGTTATTACAAGTGAGAAGAATGGATTTACAGAATACAATGTTCAAGTATCTGATTCAGTAATACAATTCAAGGATAGATTGGCATCTAAATTATTAAAAGATGGTGATTGGTCTGAATACGAACACATCATATCTTCTGCTTCTATTGTAGATTCATGGAGTGATAATCTTTTAAGTGGGTCTGTATTTTATCCACTTGTTGATTATGGAACTGATGATGTAACTCAATTTCCAGGTCAACCAAGGATTCAATTAAATAATGATTACAGACCAGGTGATGGATATCCTGCTAATGGTGTAATAAATAATCCTAACTCACCAATGTTAGCAAAACAATTTCTACCAGCAATCAAATTAAAAGATGTGGTAGATGTTATCTTTGAACAAGTAGGATTTACATATACAAGTGAGTTTTTAGATACAGAAGATTTTAACAAATTATATGTTCTACCAAAATCACAAGAAGGATTAGGAGTTGCAGGTTCAAGTGTTAATACTATCCAAATAGTAAAGAGTGATACCCAATTAGTTGCAGGTGTTACACCAAGTGGTGGAGCTTCTACTGCATTGGTTCAATTCAATTCAGAGATATCAGACCCTGGTGATAACTACGATACCTCAACTTATCTATACACTACTCCAATAATTGGGGATTACTCATTTAGTTCTCAAATAACTTTTACTAACCCAGCAACTGCTACTGCTAATGTAAAGGTTACCTTACAATTGTTAAACAATTTTGGTGGAACTGAAACTCTTAATTCAGTAGATTTAACGGTATCAAGTTCTCCTTTACAAACCTTAGAAGGAACTTGGGAATTTGGAAATACTGCAGGTGTAACTTATGGTGTTCAAGTTAAGATAGAACATACCGGTGGTAGTGGAGCATCTAATAACTTAAACATTCTAAATTATAGTAATTACTTTAACGTAAATAAGGCTCCATCTTCAACAGAAGGAGTTACAGTAGATATGTCTCAACAATGGGATGCAACTACTAAATCAATTGATTTTATTCAAGGATTGATTGAACAATTTAACTTGATATTATATCCTGATGCAATTCAAAAGAATTTAATTCACATTGAACCTT